TGGGGGAAGGGACTTTCGTCCCGGGTCTGAACCCTTACTGCTATCTTACCACTTTCGTGGGTTTGATAACAGATGGGTTCAGAGATAAACCACTTCCGAGGTTTATCTTGACAAAGCTGCTTTTCCAGCGATGCCAGCCACCAGCCGTAAAGGTTGACTGGTACAAATCGATATAGTCCCAACCCGGGGCTATAGCGATGCGCTTTTTAAAGAAAGGAGAATCCACACGAGTGTGAATTTTACCTTCCCTAAGGTATCCACCTATTGCAGCGAGTAAAACTCCTGGGGGATTATGTATTACGCCCTTGCGAATTTTCTCTCTGGTGCCGATGTTCAACATAGTAATGGTCGAAGCAACTGTTTGGTATCTCTTGTAGACGATACTAAATGTGTTAAGATCAATACCAAGTTGATTAAGGTCTGCTAAACTCAGGGGCACTTTCACACCTGCCATATCATCTTCCCACGGAGGGATAGGATTAAAGCGATACCCTATCTTATCCATGAGATTCTGTATGGTGGCCTTGAGATAAACCCCATGATTAGCCGACCAAACATTCAGCCGGTTTATAAGTGAATACAGATCGTGCTTGGTCTTAAGGGAGTGGCAATAAATGCCTCTCACATTAATACCGCAGTGGAAATCACTACCGCACGATTCCCGGAAGGACCCATCATTAAAGCTCTTATCGAGATTGACCTTAAATCCTAAGCGTCCAAGGATATCGATGACATAATCATAGGCTTCACGCCTAACGATAATGTCGTCGCCGAAGACAGCAAAGTTTCCGAGGTCAGTCCCGAAGGGGTACTCGACTTTGATATTCAAAGCACGGTAAACCCCTATTACTACAGAGCTAAATAGGATCGTCTGTAAAGGGAATGTAAAAGCATTCCCCATAGACGACACCATATGCAATTGAACGGTCTTACCATCAGGTAAGACAACACTGGGCGACCTAAATGACATGAGCCGCTTGAGAATCTCAGGCGGGCATATCTCTTTAAGAAGCCCAATGCTAATTGTATCTGAAGCTGAACTTAAGTCAATAGTACCATAAGTTCCGTCTAAAGATCCAATACGAGCAAGCTCACGGTTCTTGCTAGGCTGCGAGCGGAGGTCGATTCCGAACCTCTTACGCAACACTAACTCGAGTCGCTTGCCTACTCCCTTCTGAAAAAGCATATTCAGAGAGGGTTCAGTGCATATAGTCCTTGAGATATCAATGGACTTAGGGACATAACATAACTTACTGCCAGGAACCTCGTAGCATCCATCGTATGTGGCTGACCGGATCTTTTCGGTCTCTGCCCACAATGGAAAGCGAGAGGTCTCACTCTTATAGAGCGAGTAAAGTGATCGCTCGGAGCAAGAAAGACGAGAGGCAGCTATTTTGTGATAGAAGCTCTGTCCAGTTGCACCGATTGACGCGCCTGGTCCCGTTGCCATATGCTCAATGACATCATTACTGAGGTCATCAAGAATTGACATAGGGAACCCGCAATGAAAACTTCCATTAAGCGTTACCTCTTTTAAGGAGATATCACTCTCAGGAACTTCGCAAAGCAGATCAGACTGGTAAAAGAAACGCCAGAAGGCGTTCTTAAACTCGCCTAACGATATGGCAAGAATATCTGTCATATCAGACGTGTCAATTGAGGTAAAATCAGAACACCGATTATTACACTCAATGAATTTATCAAGTGCAAGTTTATCTGCTTTCTCATTCTTGTCATCTTCAAATTTCTTGAAGATGGAATCAAGAAGAGAAAGACAGGCAAACTGCTTCGGACTTATTCCAGGCCAGGCTTTCTTTCTGAGGTTTCCCTCATAAAGATCGCCCCAGCCTAAAGTCGGAAGCGCTCTTGATAGATCACTCACAAGGCAGTCAAAAAGAACGTTCGAGTAACTACTCATCTACGTCTCCTCAAATGAAAGCAAGGAACAACAACCTCTAAGTGAGCTTACCTGGCGTCAAGCCAGAAAGCTAACCAGGAACTAACAGAACCACGAAGTTCGCAACTTTCGCCGCAAACTCCGGATTCAAGCTCGCAAGTAGTAGCATAGAAACAGCGACTACGAGGAGCACGAATACTTTGCGCGCGCAAGTATTGCACGCACCAAGCTTCGCTAGGGTCTGGTTCACCTTCGAGGTAACCGTCTTGGCTTCCATTACCAATACTCACAGAACTCCGCCGACGATGGTATCACCAATTCCAGCAGACTGCTGGGCAAGGGTACCAAGGTAGGCGGAGAGCGCTGCGCGAATATTGGTCGCATCCGCTGTGTCAGCTCCGGCCGGCACCTCGATGCTCATTGTTATGAGCATGTTGGCAAACGGCTGGCCTGCAAGGGGGAGAACCCCTTTGCGGCCGATGAACTTCCACACGTTGCGAGGAACACTCATGATCAAACCCGTTGAAGGGTTTGGTTTACCCAAGGCTTTGAAGGTCTTAGGCCTAACGAATGTCAACGTAAACGGGGAGGCCACAGAATGAACCGTGGCACCTGTTTGCGTACCACCGAGTGCAGTAACGGCTACTTGTTTACCGTTAATGTCCGGTGCGACATCCGCGACATGAGTGTACGTAGGGCTGGTTAAACCAGTCTGAGCAGCTCCCGTTATGGGGGAAGTTGGGGCAAATGACATTTGTTCTGACTCCCTAGTTAAGGAAAGTACAACAGGTTAAAAGAAGGACTTATCCTCCTAGAATGGAGAACCGCCTTCTCAAAGTGCCTTGAACACCATTAAGTTGCTGTGAGAGCGCAGCCATATTCAACCATTGAGTTGTCCGAATTGGGACAGAAACCTCAAAAGAAGGGTAACGTAAGTTACCTTGGCTGGACCGACTCACGGTTCTAATGGTATAAAAGGTATGCCCTGGAGAACCTGACCACTCGTAACGATTCTTATCTCCGTACCATTGGTTCATAGTACGGGTGTCAAGATGGGTTGTCTTTTCAGATATCCCATACTTAATAGCCGTACGTACGACAAATTGTACGTCAGATTGAGAAGTCGTTACTGCGTTGAGAATATCACCAATATTGGTGAAATAATCAACAAGAAATGACCAAGGGGTGAGCTCCCAAACAGCAGGTATGAAATCGTTTAGCGTAAAGCCAAACCGTTCCATAGCACTGATATCTGGGTTCGCACCCGATGCTGAATACTTCAGAAAGATTATGTAGCGGATAGAGCACCCCCGCCTGGCAAAGCCGTGTTCATAGAACACGACATTCCCTACGGAAGTGATATCAGTCCCATAATCAAAAGTATCCATTGGTACATTTCCCATGACCATAATACGTTCGCGCCGGTTGTCGGTTTGGTTAATGAGTTGGCGATATGCTTTCGCAGCATCGTTAATATCACTAATCAATGGCCTCCAACCGAACGAGTATTCTAGCCATGTGTCAGCCAAATATTGTCTTAGGCGAAACTGATTAACCTTTCCGCCGCGAGAAAAGCGAGCACGAAGCGCGCTTCCCTTTAGGTAGGAAAGATAATTGGTCAAGCCTAAAAACAGTTTCTGGCCACGGTCCCTTATCATGCCAATAGACTCCCCCGCTTCGCCGAGAAATATCATTCCCTGAAAATGGGAACGCTGTTTACGGAGAGCGTTGAAGCCTTTTCGCAACGCCAGGTTATCGGCGGAACTTTCGGAGAGCCCACTCAAAGACACTCGAACTGGATTGTACCAATTCTCGTATTCTTGAATGTTAAAAGGAGTCCACTGACCGCCAACCTTAAACCTTTCCATAAAATGGGAGGAAGTAAGAGTGCCGGTAAGAGTCTCACGCTGCGCCTCAAATGAGGTCGTGGCGTCAGCACCACTACGTATTTTGGAAGCCCAAGAAGGACACGAAACGCCCTGACGAAAATTGCGAATGTCCTGATAGCCAAACTGCCTGGAAATTTCCCAAACAGGATTGGAATAGGTCCATGTCGCATTCTCAGAGTATTGCGGTACCTTCAAACGGCGTTCCTCAAACATAGTGGAAGATCTCCTTAGCTATCACGGTAAGTGTATGGCTGATAAAGCCATACGGGATGCTACGCGTATTAACATATCTGAAATCCCCCGAGAGGTCCGTTCCTAACCATGAAGGATTCAATCAATCATGGCCGGTTCGGAGTACTCCCGAGGGACTAAAGGGTATGTTAAACCGTTCACTTTGAACGGAGGGTAGCA